AGTTCTTTGGTGACAAAGGATGGATCGCGGAGCAGGCGCGGAAACGGGCTTCGCAGCCTAGTGCGTCTGGCCCGTCCACCAGCGCAAGCACTTCGTCCTCCAAGCCGCAAGCTCCCCAGCAGCAAGCGGCGCCCAGTAAGGCACCTGACATGTCGGCATACGCGCAGACCGGCTCTGCGCCCGGAGCAGCATCGCTGTCTCCCTACGAACGCTACGGCATTCCCCCCATCCAAGGCCCAAGTGGTGGCTGGACTCCTCCCAAGGGAGCGCAGCGGAACGACCTCTCGGGGCAGGTGCCATCCAACCAGATTTGGGCGCAGGCGTACAACCAAGCATCTAAGCAGTACGGCGGCAACACGCAGGCTCAGTCGTTTACGATGCCCGGGGTGTTCACATCACAGGGCTATAACCCGACGACCGGCCAGTACGGTCCAATGTCTGGCGGGCAGAGTAACGCCGGAAACATGGCATACAACGCCATAGACCGACGCCCCAGCCCGATCCAAGCGAGCGCGACCGGCGTGGATGGGAACCCGCTGCAGTGGCAGGATGCCATGACGCAGCGCGAGGCGTTTGTCGGCAACCTCTCGCAGCGGCTCGGCCAGTACAACGGTGGTCAGCAGACCGGCCCCGTGACCTTCGACCCCAGTCAGTTGTTGTCGCAGGCCAACGACCAGCTGGCCAACGGTACGTTCTACAACCCATTCTCGCAAGCTGCGGAGTCGCAGCGCGCGCAGCAGAACCCGCAGGCGGTTGGAAACTTTCGCCAGCAGGTTCCCTACGGCGACAGCCTAGTTCAAAGCTACGGCCCAAGATCTCAGCCCAGCGCCAAGCAGAACCCAGACGCTCAGCGGGCCATGGGCAACGCCACGCAATACATGCAGGGCAACTTCCAGAACCCGTTCGGCAATAGCCCGCAAGCCAACAACCCGCAGCCGACTTGGGACCAGCAGACCTACGACCAGTTCGCGCCTCAGAACTATGACATGCGTACCGCTACCTTTGCCGCCCCGCCGCAGCAAGGCTCCCCTTCCAGGCCATCTCAGGCAGCAAGCGCACCCAGTCGCAGCGCCGCCCGCCAATCGGTATCCATCTTCCCCAGCGATACATCGGACTATTTCAATCCGCAGCCAAGCAGCCCTCCAGCCCCGCCTGAGTTTATGCGTTCGACGGGTTTCCCAACACGCCAACTGGAAGATCCGACTGATCTTACGCCAACCGACCCTATTGATTTCAGCAATCGACAACTGGCGGCTGAATATGCGGGTTCAAGGCGGCGGTCTAGTCAGCGAGTAGGCACCGCCCGCCCCATTGAGCCACCGTCACAAGGGACTGCGTACAACCCGCGCGCTAACGTCCAAGGCGTGCCCTCCAGGCGTCGTTGACACTCGCCTAGTCATACTGTAGACTTGTACACCTACCCCGGGGTGTGAAATGCAACAAAAGTTCTCCATCGGTTTCTGCACGTTCTCTTACGGCGGCAACGGCGGCATCTCCTCTGAGGTGCCTGACATTCGGGAGTGGATGCTTCCGGTCACATCTAGCCTTGCGCAAGACCCTCGCGTCTCGCGGATCCAAGTGTGGAATCTGTCAGACACGCCCATCACCATGACACGCAATCGGGCCGTCCTCATGGCTCGCCAGTACGGTGTCGATGTGCTAGTGATGGTGGACTCGGACATGAAGCCTGACATGTACGCTGGGCAAGCCGATGCCAAGCCGTTCCTGTCCTCGTCCTTCGACTTCTTGGTAGATCACTACCACAAGGGTCCGGTGGTCATCGGCGCGCCCTACTGCGGCCCGCCACCGCATGAGAACGTCTACGTGTTCCGATGGCAGGCTCTGCAGTCGAACAACGCCAATCCAGACTTCAAGCTGGAGATGTACGACCGTGACACCGGGGCCAAGATGGCAGGCATCCAAGAGTGCGCCGCCCTGCCCACGGGATTGATCATGTACGACATGCGGGCCTTTGAGGTGACTGAGCCAAAGGACACCAACGACAACCCTTGGTTCTACTACGAATACCCAGACAAGTATCAGTCTGAGAAGTCATCCACTGAGGATGTGACGATGACCCGCGACCTGTCCCTCGCGGGCACGCAAAAGCTGGGCTACAACCCAGTGTTTTGCAATTGGGATGCGTGGGCTGGGCACTGGAAGCCGAAGTGCGTTGGCAAGCCACAGATCGTCCAGGCTGTGGACATCAGCGGCAAGCTCAAGCAGTGCTGGGAAGCCAACTACGATGCGGGCGTGAAGCTGATGGATCTGCGCCCTAAGTGGAGTGTGAAACCTGTCTGAGTACAAGGCGTGCATCCAGTGCGGGACTTCCTATGAAGTGACACCCGCCAACTGGCATAAATCCAAGGACGGGTTTCACGCGCGGTGCCGCAAGTGCCGCAACGCCCATGAGAAGAAGGCCCGCAAGAAGAAGGGCAACAAGAAGCTCGCGGAGATTGAGAAGGGCGCGGTCGATCTGTTCGTAGCCTCGGCCAGGATTGGCGGCGCGAACATCCCCCACTCATCGGAACTCTTGGAAGTTCTCATGGAGTATTTCGGTGGGGTGAGAGGGTTTTCCAACGTGTACCTCAAACAGTTCTTTGATGCGCCTTCTGGCGGCGCGTTCAGAACCAAGATGCTGGACACCGTTGTGCGATTGGTGTCTGCCAACACCGCTATGGGTGGAGCCAAGAAACCTCTCACCGCTTGGAGCGAAGAGGAGCTAGAGGACGAGCTTCGCCAGCGAATTATGGAAGCCGCCACAACGATTACGATCCAAGGAATCCCTTTGAAGGAGTTGCAACATGGAGTGCAAAACGTGCCGGTGGTGGGAGAAGACGGTGGATCGCCACGGCCAGTGCCACCGCTACCCCCCGCTCCCGATGGCCAATGAACCCGTCGATGTTCATCCCGTGACGGCAGATACCGACTACTGCGGCGAATATGCGCAAGCACCCACACGTACCACCACCACCGCCACCTGACGAACCGGCCGTCCAAGGCATCACACAGCATGCTCTCAACCAGCTGCGTGATGTTCAGCTGGAGCTTGCTGAACGCCGGATCGAAGCTCTGCGGCTCTACACCCCGATGCCAAAGCAGGAGGAGTTCCACAAGTGCATGGCGAGCGAACGCCTGCTGATCGGCGGCAATCGGTCAGGAAAGAGCGCCGCAAGTTTCATAGAGGATGCTCGCGCAGCCACCGGACAAGACCCGTACGGGAAGTATCCCAAAGAGGGCGGGAACCTAGTGATCATCGGCCGGAACTGGCCCCACATAGGTCTTGTGGTTGTGCCGATGCTGTTCCGTGCCGGTGCGTTCAAGATGATCAAGGACGAGAAGACGAATCAGTGGCGGGCATTTAAGCCCGGGGTGGACGACCCCGCCAAAGCCAAGCCAGCACCGCCCCTCATCCCGCCCCGCATGATCAAAGAGATGAGTTGGGTACTGAAGAACGCAGGCTATCTCAACAAAGCAGAGCTTACTAACGGGTGGACTATTAATTGCTTCTCCTCCGAAGGCGAACCACCCCAAGGGTTCCAGGCCGACTTAGTTCACATTGATGAGGATATTAATAATGAACGGTGGGTCGGGGAGATGCAGGCGCGGCTTGCCGACCGCAAAGGCCGGTTTGTATGGTCGGCTATGCCGCATAGTAAAAACGATGCGCTGTTGGGGTTGTGTGAACGTGCGGACAAGGCCGAAGAAGAGGGGCGCGAGAACTCAATTATTAAGAAGTTCACCCTGCGCTTCTTGGACAACGACCATATCGACAAAGAAGAAAAAGCCAAAAACATTGAGCGGTGGTCTGCCTTGGGGATGGACGAGCTTCGCATGCGAGCGGAGGGTGAGTTCACCACGGAAAGCACGCTCATGTACCCGTCGTTCAATCCTGGCGTGCATGTTCTGCGGCGAGAGGATCTACCCGATGGGCGGGTTCCGCAGGACTGGACGCGGTATGTGGCGATTGACCCTGGCCATACAGTCCTCGCGTGCGTCTTCGGTGCCGTACCGCCGGACGAAAAGTTCCTGCTGATCTACGACGAACTCTATATCCGACAGGCCAACGCGCTCATCTTTGGCGACCAGTTCGCACAGAAGGCCGATGGCCAGAGCTACCGGACGTTCATCATCGACATGCACGGCGGCATGCTCAGAGACTTAGGCTCGGGCCGTCTCCCCCATGAACTGTACTCAGAGGAACTGAAGAAGCGCGGCATCAAGTCGCAGATGAGCGGGTACGGCTTCATCCCCGGCTCAGACGACATCCCGGCCCGCACGGCGCTTGTCCGGCAGATGCTCCACATCCGGGGAGACGGCAGCACCAGACTGAAGTTCTTGGACGGTGCTTGTCCGAATCTGATGCGCGAGATTCGCCGCTACCGGAAGAAGACGACGAGCGTCAACGGCCAGGTCTACGTGACCGATGAGCCGCAGAGCCGCGGGGAAGTCCACGCCATTCAAAGCGTGGAGTACCTCTGCGCGTACGAACCCAAATACCACGCACCGCCAAAGACCTATGGCCCCGATCCATGGTGGGTGCGTTACCTCGCGGATAAACGCCGCAGGCAGCAGTCGTCCGAAGACAACTGCATTGTTCTCGGGCCAATGGGGAGTAGACAAAGATGAGCGATTACGTGATGCCGACAGCTGAGCTTGGTGACTGGGTGCTGTTCCGTGCCCATGAGGGTGCGGAGACTGTTCCGGCGTTGGTGACGAAGGTGAGCCAGCGGACCCTCACCCTGTGGGCCTTGGCCCCCGGGTACGGCGGGAATGAGAAGCAGTCGGTCCACCATGTCACCGACCCGGGCGTGAGCGAGTTCCCGGCTTGGAAGGACTACGGCAACTGGGAACACAAGCCCCAGAAGAATGCGATTCTGGCCGAGAAAGTGGCGCTTTTGGAGCGGAAGGTGGCCGACTTGGAAGCCCGCAGAGGCAAGTAAGGACACTAGCTAATAGGAGTCTCCATGGATAAACCGCTTCGTCCAATCGTCGCCCGCTGGCTTGAGTGCATTAAGCAGGCAACTGCTCATAAGCGTCCGTTCACAGAGGACGGTGACGAGGCGATGAACTTCTTCGCTGGCGACCCAGATTTCATGTGGAAAGATGGGTATGCCCGCGGGGAGCGGGGCTACAACAAGGGGATGACTCCTCCTGCATTCCGCATGCAGGTCAACCGTGTGTGGGAGGCCGTGCGCCTCTTCACCGCGGTAATCCACCACCGGAACCCCAACCGCGCGGTGACCCCCAAGGAGTATCCCATCATCGGGCCAGCACTCCTTGGCATCCAGCCCCAGCCCCCAGTGCCAGCCATGGGGCCGGACGGTCAGCCAATCATTGGACCCGATGGCCAGCCAGTGATGATGCCAGACCCCGGCATGCAGATGTACCAGCAGGGCTTGCAGGATCAGCAGATGATGCTGGAGCGGCGCAAGCTCGTCTCCAGGCTGTTGGAAGACTACCTCAACTACACCCCGAATGAATTAGATCTTAAGAAGCACTCGCGGAAGGTGGTGGAGGAAGCGTTCATTAAGGGTGCAGGCGTCTGGTGGCATGAGCTTTACTCGCCCCCCGGCTCGCAGCTGAAGATGGCCGGGAGCTTCTACGACTCCATCGACAACCTCGTCTGGGATCCCGATGCCGATGAGTTTGAGGACATCCGATGGGCAGCGCGCAAGCGGGTCCAGCCTGTGGACGAGGTAGCGGCGAAGTTCGGTCTCTCCCGTGAAGACCTAAAGGGTCACATGGAGAGCTACTCGTCACGCGGCGACAACAACGAGCGTGGCTTTGAATACAAGAAGAAGCTGGGCAAGACCAACGACCTCATCGTCTACTGGGAGGTTTACTCCAAGACAGGGTTTGGCGACCGGCTCAAGAACGCCGACAAAGACCTCCGCGGCAAGTTCGATGCGTTCGGTCCCAACTGCTATATCGCGGTGGCAGAGGGAATTGATTTCCCACTGAACATGCCTGAAGCGATGCTGCAGGAAGAAGTAGACGAGACTGGCGTTGCACCGTCGATGTTCATGGCGGCGCAGTGGCCCATTCCCTTTTGGGCAGAACCAGGCGGCTGGCCGTTCACCCCGCTCGCTTGGCACGGCAAGCCAGGGTACAGCTGGCCCATCTCTATCATTCGTCCCGGTATCGGTGAGCTTCGATTCATCAACTGGGCGATGAGCTTCCTCGCCACGCGCATTGCCACCAGCGCGCAGGTGCTGATCGGTGTAGCCAAGTCAGCAGACCCGGACCTCAAGGCCAAGATCCTGGAGAAGGACGAGGGCGGGTTCAAGATCGTAGAGATCTCGGAAGCTATCGGCCGGTCGGTCAATGATGTGATCTCGGTCTTCCAGATGCCGGGGGTCACCTCGGACATGTACCAGATCATCTCTGAGGTCACCGCGCTGTTCGACCGGCGAGTGGGTTTGACAGAACTCATTTACGGTATGACCAGAAATTCCTTCAGATCAGCTGCAGAAGCGACCGTGAAGGCTGAGCAGATTTCGGTGAGGCCGGACGATTATGCAAACATTCTGGAAGACGCTCTGTCGCTGGTCGCGCGCAAGGAAGCCCTTCTCGCCCGCTGGTTGATTGGACCGCAGGACGTTGCTCCGCTGCTTGGCCCTATGGCGGCGCAGGCATGGCAGATGCACGTTCAAGGCGAAGACCCGGATTCAGTTGTGCGTGAGTATTCGTACCGCGTTGAGGCTGGGTCTGTGAAGAAGCCTAACGTCGCCACTCGCATTGAGAACATCACCAACGCGATGCAGATTCTCGCGCCGATCAGTCAGGGTCTGTTGCAGGCCGGGAAGCCGGAACTGTTCAACGCGCTCCTGGAGGACTGGGGCAAGGCGATGAACACCGATGTGTCGCGCTACTTGGTCCCGCCTCCTCCTCCCCCACCTCCAGGCCCGCCCCCCGAAGGACCGCCAAATGGAAATCCCGGTTGAAGTTAAGCGCGCTGGCGAAGAAGCCATCGCTACCTATAAGCGCGCCCTGCCCTACGGCGAGAAGTGGGCCGCTATGGTCGCCATGCAGACACCCCCCGGAACCAAGGGGACAGACCGTGCGTTCATGGAGGGCCGCATGAACAACCAGCAGCTGGACGACATGCCTGTTCGTCAGGCCCAGTACGTGGCCGCGGAAGCCAAGAGCGCAGGCATCAATATCTCGGGCAAGCACTACGTGGGAGGGCTGGCCGACAAGCGAGGCTGGCGCGATCCCGAAGCGTGGGTTTCCAACAACGACGATGTACTCAAAGTCGCCCACAAGCGGCGATTGGCCGTGAGCGGAACGGTGAACTACGACCCGGGCGCGGCCGATCCCAAGCGCAAGCTCATCAGCGAGAAGATTGTGCGAGAGGAAGTAGCGAAGGCCAAGAAGCTGAACCCGTCCGCGAAGAACGCAGACCTCCGCGAGCAGGTGATCGCTAAGCATGCCTATCGGGCCAAGGGGCGCGGCGTATGAGCTACATCAAATACTCGCAGCTTCGGCGCGGTACGGCTGCGGAATGGTCGGCCGCGAATCCGGTCCTGCTGGCAGGCGAGGTGGGCTATGAGCGAGATGTCCCACTTACCACGGAACCATCGGCAGACACGTACGACTACTCGGACCCAGCGTTCGGCTCGGGGGCGATCAAGATCGGTGACGGTGTGACGCGGTGGAACAATCTGCCGTACCTGCTGACTGCGCTGCGCTTCTCATTGCCGTCTTCTAGCGATGTGGAGATGACAGACATCAGAACAGGCGATGTGCTGCGGTGGTCGGCGGGCAAGTGGCGTAATTATCCAGAGAGTTCGGTTGTAGACGGGGGGAGCTTCTGATGGCGACATTAAGAATCAAAAGGCGTGCAAGCGGCGGTGGTGCGGGGTCACCCAGCAGCATGGCCAACGCAGAACTTGCATTCAATGAGCAGACGAACATTCTGTACTACGGGACTGGCACGGGCGGTGCGGGCGGCACGGCCACCCAAGTCATTGCCATTGGTGGGTCCGGTGCTTTTGCCACGCTGGCCTATGTCGATTCGGCTGTCGCTGCTGGCGGCGGCAACGTAGATCTGTCCGGCTACGCCCAGCTGGCCGGTGCGTCCTTCTCTGGCAACGTGACGGTCGGTGGAAACCTGACGGTCAACGGTACGACGACTACCATTAATAGCACCACGGTCAGCGTCGATGACATCAACGTCATTCTGGGCGATACCGCTTCGCCGTCAGACGCCACCTCAGACGGCGGCGGCATCACGCTTAAAGGCAACGGCGACAAGACGCTCACCTGGGTCAGCGCAACAGCCGCTTGGACGAGCAATCAGGATTTCAATCTCCTAGCCACCAAGGTGTATGAGATCAACGGGACGACCGTCCTGTCAGCGACCGCTCTTGGCACGGGAGTCACGGGTTCCAGCCTGACGAGCGTAGGCACCATTGGCACGGGAACTTGGCAGGGCACCGCGGTAGCAGCGGCCTACGGCGGGACGGGGCTGACATCGGCTGTCAACGGACTCCTCAAAGGAAATGGTTCCACGTATTCGTTGGCATCCGCTGGAACCGATTACTTGGCCCCAGACTCCGACATCAACGGGGGCACGTTCTAGTTGGCGACAGTCAGGATTCTCCGATCAACGACGGCTGGCAACGTACCGCCATCGCTCGTCTCTGGGCAGATCGCCATCAACGAAGGCGACGGCAAGCTGTTCTACCGCAACGGCTCGGGGGTCGTCACCGCACTGCCGACCGGCGCGTCTCTTGTTCGACACGCAACGACGGCTGGTTTTCCTGCGACAGGTCAGGAAGGGGTGTTATACCTCAGTGTTGATACCTCCAAAATATACCGATGGGAATCAACTGTATATGTCGAAGTGGCAGCTATAGCGACGACCGTATCGGCTAGTGACATCACAAGTGGTATCCTGCCAGATGCGAGGTTAAGCGGCGACGTTACGCGGAACGAAAATCTTCGATGGGCGATGCAGACCACCGCTGCATCGATTGACTGGTTGCCGAGAAACCACGGAACGATAGGCAATGCAAGTGCCACAAGCGGCAATCTGAAGCTGGCGTTTTTCACGGCTCCGTACAACTTGACAGCTACGACGATTACGTTCGTAAACGCTGGAACGAGTACCGCATCGCTGTCGCTGTGCAGGTTTGCGCTGTTCACTGTGAGCGAGACGATCACTGATTCTGTTACGGCCACAACCCCGTCGATCACTATGGTTGCACGCACGGCGAGCGACACCACAATCGGCAACGTCGCGAATACGATCTACTCTCGCGCGTTTAGTACCACTGGCGGGTACCCTGCGTCCTACAACCTTGTCGCCGGGACTCGCTACGCGGTCGGCCTACTGATTGTCGGCAGCACGCCCGGAACATGGCAGGCGGCTACCGTCACTTCCGGCAGCTTTATGAGGCTGCCGCCGATGGCTGCTGGTGCTGTTACTGGCCTAACGGATATCCCGACAGCCGCAACAAGTGTGCCTTTTGGCAACTTCATCCTATACGGGCGGATCTCATGACCACCACCTATCTCGGCATTATCGATGGCATGCGCGTCTGGGAAGTGCGTGACGAGGATGGCAACGTCATCGGCAGGAACCAGCAGGCCGTTGAGCCTGAGACGCCCCTCGTTCCCGCAAGCGTCTCTGCTCGCCAGATACGCCTTTGGTTGATTAGGAACAGCGTCTCACTGGCACAGGTAGATGCAGCTATAGACGCGATCCCCGATCAGATACAGAGAGACTCTGTGCGAGTGGAGTGGGACTACGCACCGTACGTTGAGCGGTCGCACAAGATGCTTATCCCCTTGGCGACAGCCTTGGGCCTTACGGCTGAGCAGGTTGATCAGGCGTTTGTTGAAGCGTCAATCATTTGATTCGGGCTAGGTAACACATGCCACTCTCTTTCCCAGGTTCCCCATCCGCTGGACAGACCAGCCAGCAGAACGGCAGAACGTATGTCTGGAATTCCCCCGCGTGGGAACTCGTCGCTGCGAGTGGCGGTGTGTTCACTGCGGCGACAGTCGCAGGCTTTCCCGCAACCGGGGTTGGCGGCGTGATTTACCTTGCGACCGATACGGCTAGGACATACCAATGGCAGGGCGCTTACATTGAGTTAGGTGTGAGTGGTGGTGGCACGGACGTTGAACTGCGTGCGCTGTTCACTCCCGCTGCCCCAACGAGCGTGACCGCGACTGGCGGCAACGCGCAGGCCACAGTCTCATGGACAGCACCGACTGTCATTTCGGTCACTCCAATAACCGACTACACCCTTCAGTACAGCACCAACAGCGGCTCCACTTGGACGACGTTCGCGCGGGCCGCGTCAACCGCTACATCGGCCACCGTGACGGGACTCACCAACGGTACGGCTGTTGTCTTCAGAGTATCCGCGACGAATGGAGTGGGCACTAGCAGCTACTCAGCGGCATCCACTGCGGTAACGCCTGCGGCTGCGGCCCCAATCGCATACGCCAACAAGTTTGGGAACGGCTCTTACACCCTGACAGGCACGGGCACCATCACGGCAACCGTGACCAGCGTTGACAATAACGACACTCGCCTCTGGCTGCTCATCGGGACTAGTGGCACGCTCTCCTACACGGTCACGGCAAGCAGCGAGAACGGGTTTGACGGTGGTGCTCTTTATCGCACTTCGTCGTCTCCCGCCAGCCACTCGTTGGCCGATAGTGGTTACAGCAATCACCCGGTCGGCCTGACTGTAACCTCTGGAATAGTTACCGGCACCTCATCGTCCACTGGCACTGTAGCCGTCACGGCGGGGCAATATCTTGTCCTTCGGTACACCAAGGACAGCGAAGTGTCAGAGGGCAACGACCGCATCACGGCCGTACTCAACATCGCATAGGACTAGCACATGCCCCTCACCCCTCCAGCATCGCCCACAACGGGACAGCTATACACATCCAACGGTCGCACTTGGGCGTGGACGGGCGTGGCTTGGGAACTCGTCGCGAGTGGTGGTCTAAGCTGGTCAGCCGCGCCAGCGTCCGCAACGGCAGAAGGAGCAGCGGGGAGCATCGCGTACGACAACGCCAGTGGATTTTTCTATGTCGCAACGGCTACGAACACCTGGAAGCGTGCGGCAGTGTCAACGTGGGAAACAGACGCTTTTGCCAGCAGTGTTGTTTTGCTTATGCACGCTGATGGCACGCTGGCGGACTCGTCCACTTACGCGAGAACGGTAACGCCCTACGGTTCACCTACTGCCACGGGCACGCCCCGTTTCGGCAGCGGGGCGCTCGCGTTTAACGGCTATACCGATTACCTGACTGTGCCGTCCTCATCCAGTCTTGATCTGGGCAGCAATTACACGCTGGAGTGCTGGATATACCCGAATAGCTCAACGCTTTCTGGAGGCATTCTTCACCGAGGCAGATATTCTACGGCAGGCACTTCTTGGGACGGGATGACTGCATCCATTCGCGCGCTCGGCACTTACATGCGATTTTACTTTGTGTCGCAAGGCAGCACCGAGCAGACCGTTGACGTTTCGCAAACGTATTTCCCAGCCAATACGTGGACGCATTTAGCAATGGTGCGGTCTGGCACGTCTGGCTATGTATTTGCGGGCGGCCAGTTGGTTGGCACAATCTCCAGTCTTGGTGCCCCGGTGGCTTCGACACATCCTTTATATATCGGCACATGGGAGTACAACGTAAACGGCAGTTCTACATTTGCAGGCTACTGGGACGGCAGGATGGACGAGATACGTATTACCACTGCTGCCCGCTATACATCTGCGTTCACTCCTCCTGCGGCAGCGTTCCCGAATCCATGACCATCCCCCTCGCCGCTCTCCGCGCCTTTCTCGGGCAATAGCCTATAGGCCCATTTCGTAGGACTGCCATGCCCCCTCCCCGCCTAAAACGCAGCAACACGGCCGGACAAGTCCCAGCCTCGCTGGCTGACGGCGAAATCGCCATTAACCAAGCGGATGGCAAGCTGTACTACCAGACTGCCGCCGGGGGCGTATCGACGTTCCTGTCCCTGCCTACGGCCCATAAGTCCTCGCACGCTACTGGCGGCTCCGATGCCCTGTCCGCTGCGGACATTGGCGCGATTACACAGACTGCCGCGGACGGGCGTTACGTGAACGTGACCGGCGACACCATGACAGGCGGGCTGGCGATCAATGCGGCCACGCCACTGACCGTCACGGGCGGGAGAACATTTCTAGCGCCCGCCAGTGAGCCGTATGGCCTGGGCGTGCGGTATGTGTCAACCGGCGGTCCAGTGTACTTTGGTGCCACAGACGGTACGCCAACCCCCGGAGCGCAAATCAGCAAGGCTGGCGGCGGGGCGCTCATGTCGTTTACGAACGACGGGGCCGCGTCCATCCCGGGCACCCTGACGGTTGGCGGCGTTGCGGTGGTGGTGACAACGGACTCCAGGCTTTCTGACGCGCGCACGCCCGCCTCGCATGTCCACGGCAACATCACTAACGCCGGTGCCATCGGTTCCACATCGGGACTGCCGATCATCACCACCACCAGCGGTGTTCTAACAGTCGGAGCGTTCGGGACTGCGGCTGGATCTTTCTGCCAGGGCAACGACTCGCGATTGTCGGACGCACGCACGCCCGCCGCCCACACGCACGGCAGCATAACGAACGCCGGTGCTATTGGGTCTACCTCTGGGTTGCCAATCATCACCACCACCTCTGGCGTGTTGAGCGCGGGCGCATTTGGGACGGCAGCGGGTTCTTTCTGCCAAGGCAACGACTCCAGGCTTTCTGACGCGCGCACGCCTCTGGCTCACACGCAGGCTGCGTCAACGATCACAGACTTCGCAACGGAAGCGGCAAAGTATGGACCCGTGACAAGCGTGAACGGCTTAACTGGGGCTGTGACCGTTTCGTCTGGCAGTTCGATCAGCGACGGCAACAAGGGTGACATCACCGTCAGCGGCTCTGGTGAAACGTGGACAATCAATGCCAGCGCTGTGATCACAGCCGACATTGCTGGCAGTGCAGTCACCTACGCCAAGATTCAGAACGTCTCTGCCACTGACAGGCTTCTTGGCCGGTCCACTGCGGGGGCTGGTGTCATTGAAGAAATCACCTGCACTGCGTTCGGTCGAAGCATTCTGGCCGGAGCGGATGCGGCTGCGGTTCGCACAACACTCAACGCGGTGTCCAAGGCAGGCGACACCATCTCGGGCGCGCTGACCTGCACCGGAGCCATCACGGGGCAGACGGGCCTTAACATCTCAGGTGGCCGCTCGCTGTGTCGGTCCAATGACTCGCAGTACGGGGTTGGGTCGGCTTACGGAATCGGCGGCGGTTACGTGTACTTCGGTGCGGTGAGCGCACACGCCACTCCCGATGCGGCTATCAGTGCCGCGGGCGGCGTTACGCTCATGACGCTTCAGAACGGCGGCAACGTGGGCATCGGCACTTCCAGCCCTGCCGTCAAGCTGGATGTGGCAGGAGCTATCCGCGCCTCAACGGGAGTTCTGTTTGGAACGAATACAGCCGCTGCCAACACGTTGGACGATTACGAGGAAGGAACATGGACTCCTACCTTTGTCTCGGGCTTTTCGTCTGTGACCGTCATCAACGCAGTGGGACGATACATCAAAATTGGGCAGCATGTTACAGCCCACATTCGGCTTGGCGTGAGCGCGTTCACTGGCAGCGGGTCGCCTGTTGGGATCTCGCTGCCATTCACCGCTTCTTCGGCATCTGTCGGAGGTGGTGTTGTTCACTACAGCAACGCCTTCGCTGCTGGCGTAGTGGCCCCGCCTATGCTTTATGGTCCCGATGGCGGATCGTCTACAGCGACTCTGGTAAAGGCCAACGCCGAAGGCTTTACAGCTAGCGATTTTAAAACCCCAGGATGGACCGTTGGGTTCACGGTCCTCTACACGGCAGACTAAATATGGCACTTACGCAAACGTCAGAAGTAGATCGGGTGGAAGTTGTGGGCGCGCATCGCTCCGTCCAAGTACGTGAGGCAATCATTGTTCGCGACGGGGATGCGGAGATCGCGCGCAACTTCCATCGTCACATCATTCACCCGGGCGACGACTACTCGTCCGAGATTCCGCTTGTTCAAGCCGTATGCGAGGCGGCTCACACTGCTGAAGTTATTGCCGCATACCAAGCTAGTCTGAACGGAGAAGCGTGACCGTGCTTACCTACTACGACGCAGTCGAACATCTCATCACCAGCAGTTCTGGTGGACCGCAGGATGCAGAGCAGACCGACATCCGCACATCCATCCAGCGCGCGTACAGCGAACTCTCAACGATCCGCGACTGGAACTACTACCAGACTCATGGCCGCATCCGGTTCTCCATCAACTGGTACGGCTCGGTCACCTACAGCCAAGACACAAGGTTCTTCGACCTGTCGTCTGGGGACGCATTCCCGACTAACTCGGCGCTGTCTCGCATGCGCCTCAACAACACGGTCGCGAAGATCGCCACTCGCGTCAGCAGCACCCGACTGCTCTGCGACCCGATCCTGACTCCTTCCAGCGATTTCCTCAATCCCACCGCTGCCACGCTGTACCAAGACACCTTCCCTCTGCCGTCCGACTTCCGGTCGCTGGACTCCCCAATCGACCATGTCGCTTGGACGCGGTTCATCTACGTGTCCGCAGACCAAGCGATGAAGCTGGAGAACGCCAACAACCTTGCGGGACCGCCGCATGCGTGGACGGTCATCAAGGATCCGCATGGCACTGGGTGGGCGATTAAGGTTGTTGGGTATCCGGTAGCCAACTCCAACTTGGACTTCACGTACCGACGCCTCCCCCGCCGCCTGCGGATCTCAGGCCATGAGGCTGGCTCGCGTCAGGGCACGGTGACCATTGCGGGCACAGCCGTCACGGGAACGGGCACTGCATTCACAGCCGCCATGGTGGGTTCAGTCCTGCGAGTGGGAACCTCCACGGATTTCCCTGGTAGCGACGGTTCGCTCCTACCCTACCAAGGCGAGGCAGTCATCGCTTCGGTCGCCAGCGCGACCTCTTGCACGTTGGCTACCTCCCTCACGGCCACTGGCGCGAAGTATCTCGTCACCGACATTGTGGACATGTCGCCCGGGATGAATAACGGGTTCTTGTCCTGTGCTGCGTACTGGCTGGCCCGCACGCGCAACACCAAGCCCGACAACGCCTTTGCCATGTACCAGCGGGACTTGCGGCTGGCCATGGAGTCGGATGCCCTTACTCCATTCCAGCAACCGCAGCGAGTGATCTTCGACGCTATGGCGTGGAGGACTCCGCTGCAGGCCGACAACTTTGATGGAGGCAACCCATGATCGTTATCGACAAGTGGGCGGGGCTGGTCACCAACGCATCGTCGTATGCCACACCTCCCGGGTCCACGGTACAGCAAATCAACCTGCAGTGCTTGGTGCCCGGGAAGCTCACCGTTCGTTCGGGCCTGTCGCCCATCACGTTCACTTCTGCCGACTCCACGGCATCTCCGATTGTATCTGCCTTCCGATACCAGAGCGGCACAGGCGAGCATCTCGTCTACCAAGATTCAGCCGGACGCATCTACTCCTCCGTAAAGACAGGTAGCGCCTAATGACCTATCTGGCCCAACGTCGATCCGGCCAAGTCGTCTCAATCTCAATGACTACTGGCGGTTCCGGCTACACCGCCCCACCTTCAGTGAGCTTTTCTGGCGGCGGTGGTGCGGGTGCTGCCGGACTTGCCCACATGGCCGGTACGCAGGTTGAGTCTGTTGTTATCACCAACGGTGGAACAGGCTACACATCCGCGCCAACGGTCACCATCTCGGGCAACGCACAAGCATCCGCGAGCGTGTACACCGGCGCGGTTATTCCTGCGTCCTTTGTCCGTTCGCGATTCAATGATCTGTACGTGTTCGACGGCATGGGGCGCGGCCTACGCTGGGACGGCTCTGCGGGCACCATGCAACCCATCGGATTGCAAAAGCCATACAAGGGACCGGCTGTCGCCATCGCCAGTTCCTCCATGGCTGGCTATGTGGATGCCGTCAATGTCGTCAGCCCCGGCAACGGTTACTCCGCGGCTCCGACAGTCACCTTCTCTGGCGGGTCACCAACAAAGACGGCAGTGGCGCGAGCGGATGTCGCAGGAGGACGGGTTGTCGGCATCACCGTCTCGGAGCCGGGGGCAGGCTACACATCCGCTCCCTCTGTGTCGATCAGCAACAGCAATGCTTCCGGTGCTTCGTTCTCTCTTGGAGTGTCAGGGTCCGTGCAGGCAGTCACGGTGGTCAATGGTGGCTCTGGCTATACCACCGCACCCACGGTTGTGTTCTCCAGCGCGCAGGGTCTGACTAGCGCGAATGCTGTCGTCACCATCTCTGAGTCGGGAGCGGTTGCGTCCGTAGACCTGCGCTCTGGCGGGAAGGGAGCTACTGGTGCTGTGACTGCCTCGCTGGTAGGAGGCGGCGGCGCTGGTGCCGTCCTGTCTGTCGGCATGCTGTACGGTGTAGCGGCTGTGACTGTGACCAGCGGAGGGACCGGCTTTCTTGCGCCACCCGCCATCTCCTTTCAGCCCGACGCCACCGACGATACAGCCTCCGCTGCCGCGGCGACTGCGGCGGTGTCAGGGGGCAGCATAACGAAGGTCACTGTCTTTGGCGCTGGCGGCTACGCCTTGCCGCCGACTGTCTCTCTTGGCGACTACAACGCGACTGCCACCGCAACTATCTCCAACGTCATGCGGGGCAAGTACAAGTGCGCGATCCGCTATATCGACTCCACGCCAGAGAAGTTCCGCGGGCCGATCAGTTCTTCGATTTCTGAATTGATTGAGGTGGACGTTCAAAACGGAGCTTCCTCTTTAACTTGGACTCTTGCGCACGCGGGGCTGGACGACCGTGTCTCGGCCGTAGAGTTGTGGCGCACCACCTCCGACCAGAGCGTTCTTCTGTTCCGCGTGGCAAAAATCCTGCGGTCTGCTGGGAATTTCACTGGCACGTTCACGGATACGTTCACAGACGAGCAGCTGTCAGACGCTGAGCGCGATGGCTACGGCCTGCTGCCCGTGACCCTGCCTAGCGGCCAGCTAAACGCCCGCCGCTTTGGTGTGCCGCCAGGGAATTTCTCCGTGGCGTGCATGTTCCAAGACCGCTGCTGGCTGGCCGTGGATACGACTGGAGAGAAGCCCAACAGCCTCTACTTCTCAGAGGTGGACGAGCCGGAATCCATCCCCTTGGAAAATGAGATTGTTGTCCAAGAAAACGCGGGCGACTCTGATGCGGTGGTAGCTCTCATCCCTCTGGGATCCTCTCTAATCGCCGCCCAGTCCAGGCATCTATACAAGCTGACCTACGTGGCCCAGCCCGTGCTAGATGCAAGCATCATGCTGGTGGCCTACCGCGGGGTTCTGAACAGCCGCTGCTGGGATGTGATGGGTGGCGTGGCTTTCATTGCGGATAGCTACGGGATGTATGTCTTTGAAGGCCAGAGTGACCAGCCGATCTCTTTGCCGGTGGACAACTACTGGCGCGACGGCATCATCGACTTCTCAAAGTCCTCCCAGTTTTTTGTGCGGGCCGACCTGGCCACCAAGGTTGTCCGATTCTTCTACTGCAACTCCACTGACGCCTCTCCTTCCCGTGCGCTCTGCTATTCGTTAACCACAAAGTCTTGGTGGGAAGAACAGTACGCAGTGCCACTGACGGCCGCGGCACCATACGCTATTGGCGGGCAGCAAGGGGTTGCGTACGCAGCGTCTGGGTTCGTACGGATGGCAGGCTACTCAGACAATGGCACTGCCATCCCGTACAGCTTCCGCTCTGGCAATCTGCAGCTAGTGACTGAGGACAGTAGGCAGGCCGTGAGCTTGCTGTACACGCCGACTACGGGCGATGCCCCGCTCTCGCTATCCCGCTACTTCAACGGCTCCGACACCCCAAGGCCGAATGCCGTTGCCAGTGATCGGGGTGATGGATTTGTCCCGGTCGTCCCCGGCGCGGAGTCTGTTCTGAACATGAAGCGCACTCGCTCTGCCCTTGGTGAGGCAAGCGGTGTGGCACGCGCCATGTTCAGCGGCGGCAATGAAGAGCGATCCGCTGGGGCCGACAGGCATGTCGCCATAGCGTTTGCTGGCACACAGTCTTCGTCCGCAAATGCACCTGCTATACACGCGGTCGTTGTGGAGGGTGCAAAGTAGTGTTTACACAAAGCATGCCACAGCTGGCGCAGGCTCTTTCCGGCGCTCTGCCAGAAGCCGCGTTGCGGCAGCTGATGCAGGCTCTTGGCAACTGCCAGCAACCGCTCTCGCACCGCGGCGCTGTGAATCTTCAGCCGCCTACCTCAACCGGCCCTGGCGGGCTGGCAAGAAAAGGAGTGTGGAAGACATCCGACTACCCCGGACTGATTCCTACCGCTGGCCAAGATACGTTCGTTGATGTCGCTGGCGACACCTACACCAACACCACCAACACCAACAACTACGACGGTCACCAGTTCAATTTCCCGATCAACCAAGACTTCAACTACAACAACTACTTCGGCGGCGATACGTTCAATGTCGCTGGCAACAGCACGTTCGACAACACCTACATCAACAACACTACCACCCAGAACCTCAACACTACCAATCTGAATGTTGAATACATCAACAACACCTACGTTGGCAGCCAAGGTCGCGATGGCCGCGATGGCTTCAACGGGCGCGACGGCATCACCACCGTCATTTTTCGCGGTGGCCCAGGCGGTGAGCAACAGAATTTCCCTACCGGCAACGCCCGCATTCTGAAAAGCGTGACTGTTAACGGCAAGGTGGATGTGCCACACGCCACCAACGCCCGCGTGTACGACAAGGCGGTAACGGTCGGCACCACTGAGGTAGACAGGGAGTTTACGGTTACGGGGCAGGTAGAAGTCCCGACCGTCGAAAGCGCGACCCTAAGTGCCATCGAAGCCAGTGGTACGATAACGATACCGACCATCACTGGGGGAACTCTATCGGGCGCCACGGCGACCGGCACAATCTTCTACGACACGTACCCTAACGCAACGTGCGGCCCGCTGACGGCTTCCGTTGACATACCTACCAGCGGTACGTTTTCAGCAACCCCAACCGGCATCGCGGCCACTGGTGCGCTTGGAACGCTGGCAGGAACGGTCACGCTAGACATTCCCACCGGCGGCTATTTGGATGCTTCTTGCAAACTTGTCCTGACAACGACAAGCGTGACCAAGAGCGTTGTCTTCACAGGCGCGCCGAGCGTGTCCATTACCAGCCAAGGGAAGGTGGACGGGAACGTGACTCTCGTCTCGCCGGGGTCGTCCAAGTCCGTGACCGTCAACACGCCGACGATCACGCTGACAAAGTCTTCTGCGTCTTCGTCCGTGTCGCTCAAGGTGAACGGCGGCACGTTCAGTCCAACGACCGGCAGCACCACATCTGCCGTCACGGTCAGTGCTGCGGGAGCGACCGTCACATTGACGGCAGGCACTACCGATGTGCAGGTGTCCTTGGATGGTTACGTGGCTGTCACGGAGCCTACGGGGGAAGGGACTTTGAAGGACGACGAGGTGTTGCTGGATGAAGAGTATGAGTCAAAGAGAGTGGACATCACAGTAGTGCAAAAGGCAGACCAGCTGGTTTACTTGAGGCCGCGCATCTGATGACCTGTACCTGTTGCGAGACGGGCCGGTGCTGCAATGGGTCCGTGTGTAGGGACACTTCACAATCTGAATGTGTGTATCGGTTCGGAACATTCACCACTGGTGGCGATTGCACTCAATACGCATGCACATCCGCACCGCCGTACAACACACCATGCACTCTCTCAAATGCCTGCGTCTGCTCCTCTGTCGGCAAAGTGCTGAACGCGCCACAGACTACCTGTAACTGCACCACTCTGACCGCAGCAGGAGTGCCGCACGGAGGGTGCCAAGCGTACTACTGCAACGCTTGCGTCTCAGGCTCCTGCGTTCTCACATGCGTTGCGCCTCGTTCCTGTTGTGCCGGTACGTGCTGCCCGCTGTCGCAGCGATGCGATAACGCTAGCGGGAACTGCGTGGACAAGTGTACGACCGGCACCTTTTGCGCCGGTACTGGGGCGGCGTACGACTGCTGTGCGGTAGGAGAGAAGTGCTGTGGGCCGTCTGGTTGTTTAGCCACCACAACCACCACGTACAGCCGCTCTGTCGTTATCGGAGACCCGGCAGGCTGGAATCAAGTAGTCATTACCATTCCTGACGGGGTGACAGTGACAATTACCGCTACTCAAAACACAGCGGCGCAAAGCCCGGATGGGGTTCCCGGCACCTCTGCAGATGCTTGCAATGTGATAGCGGTCAACAGGGCACGCCTCATCGGCAGGGTTGGAGACGTTGTTTTCGACATTGGCTCCAACTACACAGGCACACCAGGGGCCGGAGATCTTGCACTGCGACCCAACCTGACTAGCGGGAGTTGCACCAACAACCAAGTTGGCAGCTATGCCGTGCAGATTTCTTTTACGACTGACCCTTGCCCAGGCTTCACGCCAGCTGCCATCGGTGAGCCAATCGTCTATGCGTCCGGTGAGGAACCGCCAGCCAGCACCGGCCCCGGCACGGAGCTAAAAGCTCTGCTGCGCCTAGCTGGGATTGTTGCCTCCCCTACGTGCAGTTGTAACGCGCGGGCTGCACAGATGGACGACTGGGGCGGGCGGGTGTGTTTGACACGCCTCCCAGAAATCTGTGGCTGGCTCAAAGAAGAGGCTGAAAAGCGGGGTTTGTGGTTTTTCCCACCCGCTGGATACGCCTTGATTCTGGCTGCGATTTCCCTGTCGGCACTGAAACAGACTCTCAGGGGCAATAACAAGTAGGAGAATCTTATGTCCATGAACGGCTTCACCGGCACATTCCTAGCCCCCTTCGGCCGACAAACCGCGAAGGAATACGCTACCGCTGTCGGCGGGGCGCTGGCCCAAGCTCCTGGCCAGTTTGGTCAGACCCTTGGCGGGATGTACGACTCCTACAACAAGGGGTACGGCACCTACAACCAAGGGCTTGCCAGCCTTGGGAACAGCTACGCCCAGAACTACGCCGCCATGGCCGGTGGTATTGGCGGCATCGCAAACGCTCTGGGCAATACGTGGAACAACGCTCAGGCCACCAACCAAGCTGCATCCGCGGCCGAGGCTGCGCGTCAGGCTGCGGTGTCGAATCTTGGCACAGCTGCCATGGCGAGCTACGGCAACGTGGCTGGGCAGGGATTGCAGGCGTGGGCGCAGAACCAGAACGGCTATCAGAAGGCGCTAGCCGATATGAATGTCGGCAACCAGAGCGCGGTCAGCCAGCTTGGCGTTGGCCGTTACAACGCTTTGGCGGGACTTGGCAAGTCTGGCGCAGCGATGCAGGTCGGCCGCGATGTCTCTGCTGCCCTGCCTGGGCTGGCGGGAGGCCAGACCGGCGGCTCGCCCACCCCAGCAATTAGCCAATACGGCGGCGAGGGTTTCAGCATGCTGGAAAACCTGCGTGGTGACATCAACAACGGCCGGGAGTTGTCTTCACTCAACAACAACTACTACTCCGGTATGGGTTCGCTCAATGCCGACCAAGCCATTGCCCGCAACATGCCACGTACGATGGTGGGAGATGCCTACGGCGCTCTGATGGACTTCAACAAGCTGAATCTTGGCGCGTCATCCCGCGGCATGGATCAGTTCTACAACTTCGCGCGTGAGTTCCCAGAGTCCCGACCCCGAGAAGGACAAGCGATCCCGACCGGCTCGCTCTTGGACGCCTTGTCTGGCGGGTATTCCGATTCGGCCAATCGGATCGGGACGGTTCAGACTGACATGAACTCCGGGTTTAAGGATAGCCAGAAAACCTACACCGCATCCGTCGCTGGTGTGAACGATCTGTTTAACCGCACCATTGGCAACATGGGCGTGTTCCGCAACCAACGCCAGATCTTCTGACCCTCAAGAGCATCCACTTGATCTCTCCCTATAGCCAGTACCCATCCAGCCACCAAGACGTTTTCGCCTCGCTCCTGCAGGGGTCGCAGGCCAACAACGACTTGGAGACCGCCCGCCGCCAGTCGGAGCTTGGCAAGCAGGCCAAGGAGTTCTCCCAACGGTACGCGCTGCAAGGGTTGCAGAACCAAATTTCTGAGCAGAGCCAGCGCAACAATCTCATGCAGTCGCGAATGGATGGCGTCTATGGGCCTGCGGGCAACCTCTTGCGAGGGCTATCGAATTGATACCACAACAGCGGGTTAACGCCGCCTTCAACAACGACTACGCCAACGCGATTTCGCTTGGTGATCCACGCCTGACGATGAAGCAGCTGGATCGCGGCGGCATGTCGCGCGGCGCTGGGCAGGTGAGCAACGCTGGCATGCAGGGCGCGCAGAAGATGGCCCAAGGCATTGCCGAGGCGTACGGCGCTAAGCAAAAGGCGCAGGACTACAACAACGCCTACGCCATGCAGAACCAGCAGGCCGACGCCGAGCAGCAGCAGTCGATTCAGTCTCTGTTGCTTCAGCAGCAATACAACAACCAGATGGCCGCACAGCAGCGGCAGAACTCTGCGATGAACTTTGCGACTTCGATACTTGGGGGCTTGCTTAACTAATGGCACGCATTGACTTTGACTTGGACGACCTGACGCAGGCCGGACTGAAGCGGCTGGTAAAGCAGTTGCTGTCCGCTAGCGACGAAGAGGAAAAGAAGATCATCGCCAAGCTGGGCAAGGACGAGAAGTCCGACAAACGCCCGAAGAACGACCTTGCCGATCTGGACGAAGAGATGCACGGCAAGCCCAACACGCCGATGGTCGAAGACGACGACGGCCCAGAAGACGGCGAAGAGATGCCTGACATTCCGAAGAAGGGGAAGAAATCGTAATGGCCACTCCCGCTCAGTGGATTGATAGCCTCACAGCGGCCACGGGGATTAACTCCGTATGGCTCAACAAGGCTCTCCGCGCTGGCGCAATCACGCCCGACATGTCGCCCGACGCTGTGTATAAGGCCGTCTCTGAAATGGCGACCGGCACTGGCAGGCCCATGCGGCAGCTGCAGCTTCCTATGGGGAGTGACACTGCCGGTGATAGCGTCCGTTCGTTGATCCCCTATGGGGTCCGCGGGCCTGGTGTTCCCGTTGGTCAGCCGCGCGGCACCGGCATGTCTGGCGACCGCGTTGCCGCGCACAATGAACTGCGGGACTCTTGGCCTGTTGCGTACGACGCCGATGAGGCGGATGTGATGGACGCCATGTCGGAGTTCTCGCCCGAGCAAAGGCAGTATCTGCAGGCGTTGCGGTCAAACGACTGGCTGGGCTTCGACTATCCTTCGCAGGCCGCTTCTTCAGGCTTGGCCTCTCCGAATGCGGCGAGCCGCTTGGAAATGTCTCCCGACCTAGTGGCCGCACGGCAGTCGCTGATTAACAGTCGCCTGCGCGGCCCCGGAGTGGCAATTCCCGCCCAAGGCGGCGCTATGATTCCCGCACCCATGCGCGGACTCCCGGCCCCGCAGCAGGCCCGCATCGGAACCACGGCTGGCGTTCCTGTTGATCGAAACCCCGGCGACGATGTGAATATGTTCGGCATGTCAGAGAGCAGCTTGGACGAGCCGCTGAGCGCAGCTGACCAGCAGTCTTGGAATGACATGGTACGCCAGTGGGACCAAGAGCGTCCGTTTACTTTTGATCGCAATGGCCAGCTGACCATGTCGCCCCGCGGCTTGGAGCTTGCCCGAGGCGGGCGCAAGGCTCTCCCGGCCCCGGCTCAGAAAGCTCTCCCTGCCCCTGCCTCTACGGCGATGCGTGATCAGCAGGCAGTCGATGGGATTGCTAGCCAGTTCGACAACATGATGGGTGGGCGCGCCCCCACTGAGGATCTTCAACTTGCTCCATACGGCTATAGCGGCTCGCGAGCCGCCTCTGCCGCTCCTGCTCCCGGCGGTATGCCCGCGTGGGCCAAGGCCGCTGCGGGTGCTGGCCTAATCGGTGCCGGGGCTACTGCTTACAACATGATGCCCAAGGGAATGCGATCCACGGAGTCGGAGGCCGTTGGCGAGCTAGACAGCACCGATGGCACCGCGGATCTCGTTGAAGAGAGCCGCCCTGCTCCGAAGGTAGAAGCACCCCCGGTCAGCCCGCGCGACCAAGCCCAGGCTCTGATTGCAAAGCTGAACAAGATGCGGCGTGATGCGGGTGGCGAAGTGCCCGAGGCTCCTCAGATGATGAAGGAGATCAATCGTCTGATGGCGATGAGCAATCAGAGCCGTAACGCCATGACTCCGCAACAGGCGCAGGGGTCCAGTGATCCTCACATCAAGGCTCAGGCTCTCATCGCCCAGTTGAACCAGATGCGTCAGCAGGCTGGCGGTGAAGTCCCGCAGGCCCAGCAGATGATGGCGGAAGTCCGCAGGCTCCAAGCCATGGGTGATCAGCAGCGCAACTACGCCCAGACCCGGTAGGAGAGAAGATGGAAATCGATCCCAGTGCAAGGCTTTCACGCCTAGAAGCTCTTCGACGTTCCGGCATTCCCGTTGGGCCAGAGTCGCTGTCTGATGGCTTGGAGGGGGCCGACACTCCGATTGCGGAAGATCCGGTAATGTCGGACGAAGACAAAGAGGCAATGTTCCAGAGGCAGGCCAATCGGATTAAGACCGACGACTACCGGCGGGAGCGGATGCTGTACCGTGCGGCCAAGGCTACTGGCACTCCGGTTGAGGAACTGATGCAGCAGCCAGAGTGGAGCGGTGTGGGGGAAGCCCGATCCGACGACAACGTGATGCCGATGCAGGCCCGCGCCGCCATGGCCCAGAAGCGCATGGATGATGAGAACGCGCGGATGGCGCAGTGGAAGTCGCAGATGCTGTTGGCTAGCTCCAACTCCCGGGCCAACATGTCCAACGCTTTTGGCATGCTTAGCCCAGAGCAACAGCAGCGCGTCATCGAATCACGGCTGACAGGCAATCGCTACAACAACAACAACGATCCTCGCATGGCCATCGCTCAGTTGGAAGCGGAGACTCGCCGTGCCGAAGGGCAGGACGCACGGGCTTCTGCTGCTGAGATTGCTGAAGCCAACAGGGTTGCAGCCCGAGAAGAGCGTGAGACTGCACGGGCTTCTGAAGAACGCAGGTTCACCGCTCAGCAGCAGCAGTCACAGCAGCAGAATGAGATCATGATAAAGAAGATGGATCAGCAGCAGGCATTGCTAGTAAAGCAGCTGGAGAACGGCCAAACAGACGCAGCCCGAGACACGGCACTAAAGATTAAGGGCCTGGAGGTGCAGTTGGCAACCGCCACGGCGGCTACGCAGTCTCGCTCAGAGACTGACAAGTACGTTGCGGATCAGCGACTCAAGGAAGCAGAGGTCGCTGCTGCAGCCACTCAGGCGAAGCTCGGTGCCGAGACGACGGCGCGCGAAACTGGCATGAAGATAATGCAGCAAAAGCAGCGCGAGGCAGAAGCGATTGCTCTTGCTGGTCCTGGCGGCGTCGATCTGGTGCAAGGCCAGTATGGCACGCCGAATGCCCAAGAGTCTCTTGACGCTATTGCGGCACGCTCTGACAAGTCTTGGCTTGGCTTCACTACGGACGATGCCAAGCGCATGGACGCTGTTTTGATCCGTCTTGGAATCACCGACCCCGCGGTGCGCAAGGAGCTTGTTACGCGCCATGGCATGGGCGTCGAATCTCCTGGCCAGCGCGCCAGAGGTTCTGCACACTCACGCATGTGGTATCCGCATCCAGAATACGCCCCAGTCCCCACGGCTGAGTAATGGCTCGCTCCCCGCTCTTTGATCTATACGATCCCTATGGCCTGCTGAATGGGCAGGAGGGGATCCCCAACGATGATCCGACTCTTGCGGACCTTATGCCGCAGGAAGAGAAGAGCAGCATGCTCCGCTCTCTTGCGGAGGCTGGAACGTCCACTCTGTCTACGGCCGGTTGGCTGCTGGACACCCCTGGCGCGCTTGTGCGAGGCGTTCTGGCAGGCAAGCCCCTTAGTTTTCTTGGATCATCCGACGACCGCGTAACGGGCCGGGAACTTCTGCGCCAGTACGGCATGGCTGGCACCCAAGATACTTGGGGCAACTTCGGTGGTGGCTTGGCGGCTGAGATTCTCCTAGACCCACTGACCTACGGCACGCTGGGCCTGAGTGCTGTGCTAGGAAAAGGTGCGCTAGGTCCGGCCGGTCGCGCTGCCCAAGCGGCAGGCTTGATGCGGGATGCGGCCTTGGATTCCGTGGACAACCTTGGCGCTTTGCGTCTTGCTCGCGGGTTGCCAGCGTACGCCGACGATCTGCCGAGGGTGCGAGAATACAACAGGCTGTCCACGCCCAACACTCTCCTCGCCCAGATCGCTGACCCCGCTGCCAGACAGGCCGCAGAGACAAGGCTGAATCAGCAATTTCAACGGTTTGGAGTCGGCCCCAACGGGATGACCGAAGCCGTTGGTGTCTTGGACGACTTCCGCGTCCCGGGCACAAACATCGGCTTCAGCGTTGACGGCGGCGCGTTTGGCGATGCGGTTGCCAGAAACGCCGATGCGCTGGGGAACTGGACAAAGACTGCTCCAGTCATTGGCAACATCACTCGCACAGCCGCTTCGCTTACTAGCCCCGCGGCTGGGCCTCTTGGAGTGGTCAGCAACGACCTGGAGTTGACCAATGCGCTCCAGATGGATCACCGCATGGCCCATCGGGCTGCGCGTGATGCTGTAGAACGGGTCGATGGCGAGGATGCCGTGGCGGTGTTTAACGCCCAGCGCGCCCAGGTTCCCGAGGTTGTCTCTTCTGGGCCTCTGGCGGGCGAGGCTATCCCGAGAACGCTTCGACAGTTCCAAAGCTCCGATCTCCAGCGTGCGCTAAACAACTGGGTAGAGTCTCAGCCCACCGTTTTTGGCCCGAGCCTCCCCCGCACTAGCGGCGATGCGGTAGCCGACTGGGTCATGGAGAACACCCCAGAGTTTCGGATCATCCGTGACTCCATGACTAACCTTGGTCCGCAGGCGCAAGCAGAGTCTGCATCGCGGGGACTGCCTGCGCCGCAGTGGGCGAGCGCCAACTCAGACACGGGTTGGATACCGCGCCAGACAAAATGGTTTGAGCGTCCTGCTCCGCCCGACATCCCGGGTGGAGGCGTTGCCACCCAGCGGCCGTGGGGGCGAGATGCGCGTTTCATCAACACGGCCGACAACTTTGGCCGCAGCCGCCCCGAATACACAGACGTTGTTGGCGGGCAGGACACGTTCAACGCGCTTACCGGAACGACTCCGCAGGACTTTGCCGATGCCATCGCTAACGGCAGGCGGGGCGTGATTGATTCCCGCGGATTGCAACAGTCTCTCATTGGTGCCAACGAGCGGCAGGCTCGCATGATCTTGGACTCAGCATTTGATGCCATCGGCCGGAAACAGCCTGGGCAGTCGGTGTACCAAGGCATTGAAGATTCCGTTCGTCAATCCCCTGAGTACATTGCTGCCACTCCTGCTGAGCGGGCCGCAATGGATACTGCCTTGACCGCTCGCGTTGGGCGTAACTACCGCGACCTTGCAGACATCATTCGATCTGCGGACACGCAGTTCGCTGAGACTGGCACTGGCATCTACGACACGCCCGCTTGGGAGAACGTGCGGCAGTATCGCCGGGGGCAGGCGCGCACCCAGGCTAACTCGGACGTTCTCACCAATCGCATGATGCAGCTGGTGGAGAATGTCCCGGCAGGAGCTTCCGCTGGTGGTGTAAACATTGCGTTGCCCGAGGCCGCTCAGCGCCTTGGCTATGACGAGCGGAACTTCCGTCAGATGTGGCAGGCGCGCACAGGCCAAGACCCCACCAACTTTTCTATCAATGAGCGATACATCAATGCCCTCGCCACGCTCGCCCCGCAAACGCGGGCCGCGCTCCCCGAGCAGGGATTGCTGAAGGGCATCGATAACCTGACCAATGCCTTTAAGGTTGGGGCACTTGCATCGCCCGCGTTCCATGTCCGTAACTCCTACAGCGGCATGATCAATGCTGCGGCACACGGGGCTTTCAGTCCTTCTGACTATTGGGCGGCGTTTCAGGCCAGCCGCGGAAACTACGACGCGCTAGTGAATCGACTGCGAGGCACTCCTGCCTTTGAGGGCCTGACCGACGATCAGATCCTAGAGCGATACATCCGGCTGTCTGGTGCGCAACAAGTCTCCACTGGCAACCTCATTGATGACGTGTCTGGTCGTCCTGAGCAGGAGATTCGCGGCAACTACCCAGGAGCTTCTACCGGGGGTTCCGTGGCTCGCTCGTTCTACAATCCCGAGCGAACGTGGGGGCAGTTTGTAGACGACTTTACCAGCATGCGAGGAGTCGGCTGGACTCGCGAGGCACCTTCTCGCAACACCAACCCGCTACTAGTTGCTAATGACGCAATTGGTTCGACCGTTGAGGACATGCTGCGAAACGGCACGTTCATCAATCAGCTACGCAAGGGTGTCGATCCTGGCGTGGCTGGTGACCTCAACCGCATGGTGAACGTGGACTATCGGCCGGAGGCTTTCACTGGCTTCGACCGGACGTTTATGAAGCGCGCGATGCCGTTCTGGAGTTTCCAGAAAAACATCATGCCAAGCATTTTCGACCGACTAGTCTACAACCCTGGCGGACTGCAGGGCCAGTCGATACGGGCGGTGACCCGTGGCACCGAGCCTACCGAAGGCAACATGGTGCCCGAGCATCTTCGGCAATCCGCAGCCATCCCGCTCCCAGCGGAGTGGACTTCGCTGCTTGGCGGCTCCCCAAAGCCGGGGCTGCGCCGGTATCTGACCAACGTAGACTTGCCGTGGGAATCGACGTTTGGCTTGCCATCACTTGGTGTTGGGGCCACGGCCTCCGCAAGGGTGGCCGACGCCGTTCAGCGCACTGGCTCCAACATCTTGGGCATGGCTAACCCGCTGATCAAAGCCCCACTGGAGTACATCACCAACCGGCAGTTGTATTCCGGCAGACAGTTGTCAGACCTCTACTCAGTCCTAGAGCAAGACATTGGCCCAATGGGCAGGCCGCTGGAGCAGCTTGCGACCAACCTGCTGCCGTTCGGTGCCCGTGCCATCGGAACCTACCGGCAGTTGCGTGACGACCGGCTTGATCCAGCAGACAGATACTCCAAGGCAGCATTCAACCTCTTGGCAGGGCTGAAGCTCACGGACGTTGATAGCGAACGGACCAAGCAACTCGCCGCCCGGGACATGCTGAACAAACTCCTGTCCACCACCCCCGGCGTCCGCACCTACGAAAACATAACTGTCCCAGACGATGTCCTGCGGTCCATGCCGAAGGAACAGCGTGACATGTACCTGCTCTACAAGATCATCCAGAACGAAGCCGCCAAGCGCGCCCGGGACAAGAAAAAAGCGCAGGCCGGGATGGACCCGATGCAGATGCTAGGGTTGCCCAGCCAGTTCTAGGCTGGGCACCGCCCGCTTCAGATCCGACAGAATCACGGGATCTAGGTAGTGCCGTTTCATGCCCGGGGTCAAATGACCCAGGTGTCCAGTTGCGTCCATTCCCGCTAATTGGGCGTAAGTTGCACTGCTTCTACGCAGGTATTTGCCTGAGCCAGTCAGACCTGCACTTTTGACAAGTGCGCGCATGGCCACTATGATCCGGCTCCTTCCAACCAGTCCCCCGAAAATCTTCGGGCCGCGACGAGGTAGGGAGCGAATGGATTCCAAGGCATTAGCGTCAAGGACGACGACATGCGGCTGGCGAGTTTTCTGCAGCACCGTAGCCAAGCGATCCCCGCGAAGGGAATCGTAGGTAATGGCCAGCAGATCCCCGAGCCGCAGCCCGCTGCTGTAGCCCACAAGAATCCATGCGGGCAGCAGGATTCTGTGCGGGCAGTACAGCGTACCCCCCGGCATCTCAGAGGCCACCGCAAGCAGGTGACGCATTTCGTCATGGGTCCAAGCGCGGACCATCGGCAAGGTGTGCTTGACACGGCGGATCGGGCGTGTACAATCGTCCACCAACAGGCCGTCGCGCAGGGCGGCTCGTCGCAGGGTGGACAGCATCCGGCGATGGTTGTGAACCGTGGAGGCGGCGAGATGACCGAGAGCATTCGTCAGGTACGCATCGATGTTGGCGACGGTCAAGTCGGCCACCCCCCAAGGGAGCCGCTTTGCCATCACAATGAGTTGCTCACGGTATCCGGGGCTAGCCCCCGATTGGAGGGCGTAAGCCTCCGCGAACTGTCGCACAGTCATGTTGTTATCGGAAATTTTGTGGATCTGGGTGAGGGGGGTGAGACTACCCCCTCCATTGGAATCCACAAGCCCTCTGCTATACTGACGGACCACATGGCACCCCTAGCTCAATTGGATAGAGTCGGTCGAAGCGTCCCCCCTTCGGGGTGGATCTCCCGAATCATACGGGGTGCGGTCCTAGCCCTGCTGGTGATCGTCATTTTTCTTCACGGCGTGGGCACTCTGCTCACGTTCCTCGCACTTGGACAGTTGGGCCGAGCGGCGGTTTTGTTCCGCCGCGGTCTTCGGAGGGAGTCGCTTCGCCCCACGGATGGGGCTTTTCACTAGGAGGTGTACGGATGACTACTTTGCCACGGAAGGTTGTGGGCATGAGCAATGCCGACTACCACTCTCAGAACGATTTTCTTGGCCGGTCCTACCTGCACTCGGTCGCCAAGTACGGCGGCGAGGCGCAGCGGTGGATGGATCACGGCTACTCCCTCTTTGGGGGGAACGCCGGAACCCGCACGGGCAGCAAGTTTGACACCATCGTCACGGCTGTCTGTGAGGGAAAGAAGTTGAGTGACGTTCTCGCCATCCCTCCCGCCGAGGTGCTGGCCAGCAACGGCCACCGCCGGGGGAAAGCCTACGACGAGTGGAAGTCGCAGGCCGAGGCCAAGGGGTTGATCGACTGCAACGCGGAAGAGGGATGGCAGCTGGAGGTGATGTTGACTCATCTCCTTGAGAACCCTGCCGCCAAGGCTCTGGTGGAGCAGACCACTGAGACTCAGGTGTCGGTGTTCTTTGAACTGAACGGCCACCGCTGCAAGGTGCGACCGGACGGCTGCACACCAACGCTGTGGTGGGATCTGAAGACGACCTCGTCCACTTGGGACAAGGTCTACCGCAGTGCGATGGACTTCGGATACGCGGAGCAGGAATGGCTGTACTGCCAAGGTGCCAAGGCTGTGGGCCTGCCGCACTTCCGCATGCCGTTCGTCTTCGTCCAGACGATGGCCCCGTACGGTGTCCACGTTTTCTATCTGCCAACGGAGATCGTTGAGGAGGCGGGCCTGCGTATGACCCGCGTGATGGAGGAGGTTCGCCTTCGCCGGGAGACTGGCGTGTATGAGTCCGCTGATGCGGGCGAGATCACGGAGCTTCAGTTCCCCGCCTGGGCGAAGCGTCAAGAGGAGGAGGTAATCACAGTATGACCGATAGCCATGACATCCTGGGACCAAGCTCGTCGCCCGATACCAGCGCACTCACAGAGGCACTGGCCAAGGCACAGGCTGAGTACAAGCACGTTGAGTTGGACGCTGCGAACCCGCACTTCAAAAGCAGGTTCTCGTCCTACGCCACTTGCTGCGATTCGTTGCGTGGCCCGTTGACCAAGCACGGCTTGGCCTTGCCGGACTTCCGGCCGGGGCTGGTTGCTGGCCAGTGGGTGCTGGTCGGAACCTTGCGTCACAAGACTGGGCAATACATCACCGGCATCTCGCCGCTGGTGAACCCCAAAGGTGACATGCAGGGGTTCGGTGCGGCGATGACCTACGCCAAGCGGACCCTGTTGATGGCACTCACCGGAGGATTCTCTGGCGAGGCCGATGACGACGGTGACAGTGTGAAGGTGGAGTCCGCTCCGCAGCGCACATCGCCTAAGCCGAATGCTTCCGCTCGCAACCTGCAGTGGGAGCAGGAGTGGAAGAAGACCATCGCAGACGCGGAAGACCGTGGCACTGCGGTCAACGTGATGAAGACAGTGGAGTTGCGTCTTCGGGAGAAGGCGATTGCACGGGATGTGTACGACCGCTGCAAGGCTGAGTTTGTTCGATGCTGGGAAACCAAGGAGGTAGTGACCAATGGCTAGTTCTTTTTACAACAGGACGATTCTCATGGGCAACATCACTGCTGACCCCGACATTCGTCGCGTTGGCGAGAAGGATGTTGTGAAGTTCAGCGTGGCCGTGAACAACCCTTACCGCGAGGGCAAGGTCTTGTTCATGGATTGCGAATACTGGAAGGGTGGCGCTGTCGTCAACTACCTCAACAAGGGCACCTCTGTCCTTGTCGAAGGCGAGCTTGATCAGCAGGTCTGGGAGCGTGACGGCCAGAAGAGGAGCAAGGTTGTCCTCAACGTCAAAGGCATCCAGCTTGTTGGCGGGAAGAAGGACAGTGCCCGCGAAGAAGAGTTCGTTTCAGAGTTCCGCTAGAAGGCGCGCTGCTCCGCGCCGCCTGGGGTTGAGGGCGGGAACCTCCGACCCGCCCTCCCCCGGGCTTCTTCATACACAAGGACGTTTCATGCTCAGACTGCGCGCCTACCAAACTGAAGTGATCGAATCGCTGCTGGACGCAATGCGCCGCGGTGTGAAGTCCACGCTCGTTGGCCTGTTCACCGGCGCGGGCAAGACGGTGATCTTCACGGCCCTCGCGGATCGCATCCAAGGTCGCACGCTGATCATCGCCCCGATGCGTGAGTTGGTATGGCAGGCCGCTGACAAGGTGCGTCAGGTCACCGACTCCGACCCCGACATTGAGATGGCCGACTTCGTTGCCGAGCGGGACTACTGGCCCGCCAAGGTGGTGGTCGCATCGAAGCAGACGCTGCTGTCCAGCCGTCAGGGCGAGAAGAGATACAAGCGATTCCAAGGCTTCTCGCTCGTCATAGTTGACGAGGCACACATGCAGTGCAGCGAAGCCGTCATAGAGATGTTGAAGTTCTTCCAGGGCCAAGGAGCAATGGTCGCTGGGTTCACGGCCACACCGTTTCGGATGGACGGTAAGCCAATGCTAAGGAGTAACGCATGCAGTTCTACGAAGAGTCCGTCTGCAACTACGACCTCCAGTGGGCCATCGCCAACGGATGGTCAGTTCCCCCTGTTTGCAAGCTGAGCAAGGTTGAGTCACTGGATCTGAGCAAGGTCAACATTGTCGGCGGCGACTTCAACCAGACGAAGCTCGCGGCTGAACTGAACAAGGAAGCCAACTTGCACCGCGCCTGCATGATCACCGCCGAAGAGATGGAGGGACAGACGGTCCTCTTCACCGGCAGTGTGTTCGCAGCCAAGGGTGGCTGTCATTTCTTAAACCACAACTACGGCATCCCCGCCGTCTGTGTCTGGGGCACCATGCCTGACGAGGAGCGAGCCGATGCACTTGCAGCCTTCAAGTCCCGACAAGCCAGAGTCCTCGTCAACTGCCAAGTCGTCGCCGTGGGATTCGATTACCCACCGACCGCAACCCTCATCCTTGCCCGACCAACCCGCTCCAGAAGTTTCTGGCTTCAGTGCGTTGGTAGAGCCACTCGTCCTCTCCCCGGAGTTGTTGACGACCCGGGCCTTCTCACAGCTGACGACAGAATTGCTGCTATCCAGCGTTCGGATAAGCCCTATTTCAAAATTGTTGACTGCACAGCAGGAACTCTGGATCACACGGTCATCACAAGTGTGGACATGTTCTGCACCAGCGAAGACGCGGAAGTCAAAGAAGCGGTGCGTAAAGCAGCGGCGCAGTCTCCACTCACGCAGAAAGAAATAGACGACCTCGCCGCGGCAGAGGCTGCGAAGAAGGCCGAGAAGATCGCCAACGCCAAGCTGATCGAAGAGATGCGCCGCAACACCCACGGCCGGGGCGAGGGCCGCATCCACGGTAAGGACGTTGATATTACATGGAAGGGTGTTCGCTCAGTGGGCACTTACAACAACCCGCTTAAGGGGAAGTACGCCGGATTCAAACTGTGCGAGCTGCCCGATCACTACGTTCAATGGGCGGCTGGCAACGACAAGCTCAACGGCTGGATCAAGTCAATGTTCCGCAAAGAATTGGGGAGACGCCATGGACGATCAGAAAGATTTGTTAGTTGATGAGACGGTATCGGAGATTCTCTGGAGGTTCGATGTCCCGCATGCGTTCCCACCGGAGCATGCGTTTACACAAGGAGGTTCGGATGAACATCGTAAAGTTAATTTCTGGCGGCGACTGTGGTCTTGGCTCAACGCACCCATTGGCTTTCGCCGGTCAGCTGTGGCACCGCGTGGTCGTCAACCAAGAGCCGGTGGTTCGGGTCGCCAAGCAACTGGGTCTTGAACCCGAGGTCTGCCGGGGTGTGGTGAGGATGATGAAGGCTTTCGGCAAGGTGCCCAGCCGTGAGCGGCTCGCCGTCATCTGCCAGCTGGACCCCGGCTTCGATGACCGCGACGTTGGTGAAGTCTTCGGGGAGAGCGCGGCGTGGTCGGCCGATGTGCGCCGCCGTACCGCTTTGATCCGCGAGGCCGAGCCGATTGCGCCCAAACTGGAGTGGTACGACGAGGGTCTGAAGCCCTTCGACCCCGCGCCAGCGGAGATCCTGCAGCGAGCCTTGGAGGTTCGCAGCACAAGGGGGATGGAAAGGAAACCTTCCCCTGGCATCAAAGCTTTTGCATGGAGGCCACGTGCCGCATCGTTCATTCAAATCCGCGTTGAGTAATGGCCACCGCGCCGAGCGTGCGTGGGTCGATGACCTGCGCTCCGCTGGCCGGTCGGCGGCTCATGGTCGCAAGCTGGTGATCACGGGTCACAACAAGAACAAGGATCACTGCGAGACACCCGACGCAGTGGTGATGCTGAGTCTGGAGATCAAGGAGCGGTCCATCTCGTTCACCTGTCCAGAGGACTACCCCTACGACACGGTGTTCGTTGATGACCTGCACGGGATGGCACGTGAGAACCTACGGCACTTTGCCTACATCTATAAGTCGAAGCCCACCGGCAAGTGGGTGTGGCTGTCGGCGTTAGATAGGGATGAGACATGGACTGAGCAGGTTGTGTTCGACCGGGGCCGCGGGCATGAGGTGCCCACCCTCGTCGCACCAAAAAGTCATTTGCGCGCCGCGGAGGAACTTGTCACACTTTTGTACCCACATCAATTACTGGAGATGGTTGACGGTGACACAGGAATCTTTGTCCAAGGAGGAGGAGACAGTGAAACAATTGATAAGTCGGATCCGTCTGCTAGAGGCCGAGGTCGCAAGGCTCCAGGCAAAGCTGATCGGAATGTGGGGTGAGGCATGAGCTTTCTCCCAATGTTCTCCAAGCCGCAGCGGTTGTACGAAAACATCCTGGCGTTCCGCACGCTCAGCACCAACATCCGCACATGGGTGGAGCGTGATAAGAGCGGGCCGATTGACCAAGAAGACTACGTTGAGATCAACGCCTACGTGCAAGCCAACCGGCAGGTGATTGATACCCAAGCGATGATCGACACGGCAGAGATGATGACCAAGGCTTTCCCCCGCATCGTCGCGGTGGAAGTGATGAACGGCAGTCGTACTAATGGTGTTATTATTTACCCGAGGTGGACATGATTATTAACATTGAACTTGATGGCGAAGAACTGGAAAAGCTGGTGGCTCTGCTAGAGCAGTCTGCGGACTGCTGCGAAGACCTTGCCGCTGAGTACGAAGATGACGACGACTATGAAGAGGAGATGAATAGCCACCTCACTGAAGCGGCAGACTGCCGTCGCCTCATCGGGTACATCGACACCTGCATTCGACACGCCTGCGAGCGGGCGCTCCCTGGTTTCAGCAACAACTAATGACCCTACCCAACGAACGCACTCGCAGCGTCCTGTCTGCCCAGCGGTTCCTGCTACGGCTTGCCACCCCATACGGTGGCGGGCTGAAGCGGATACCCAAGGATGTCAGGGCCGAGGCGAGGCGGCTTTTGCGTCATTACCCAAGCTGGTTGGACTTCACATTCCCTGGGCAGTTCGATCCAGACGCTGCCCGGGACTTTGCCAAACGGGAGGCGTCTCCCGAATAGTACGACCAACACGGTGTTGGTCATGGATGGTTCGTAACGAAAGGATTCGACTATGCGTTTTCTTACAGTTTGCTTCATCTTGTGTGTGGCCAGCGTAGCCCAAGCCGACACCCGCACGCGGACGGTGACCGTCACCCGCTCCGCTCAGGACGATGCCAACGAGATGGCCCGCACCGGCATCCTCCGACACCGGGGTGGCCAGGGATACGAAGGGATCGGCTTCTCCACCGTCAGCGGGGACGCCGCCTGCCGCGCCTCATGCTACTGGGGCCAGCGGAAGGTGAAGGAAGTCGCCGTGTCCCGCGGTGCGCGCGGCTGGTTCGCCTGCGTCCGCTACTGGTGATCGCATCCCGGTTTTGCTGGGTTCCGGTCTACCAAAAACCCTGCTTTCCGTATTCCAGAAAGTGACACCATGACCGAGCGTCAGATGCACACGCTGTTCTACTTGGGCTGCGCCGCCATGCTGGCCTACGTTTTGTGGGAGCGACTGGCATGAGCGACATCGTTGACCGTTTGCTTGCAGCCTCACACTTCGCATTGATGGACGCTGCCCGACCGCTGGTGATGGAAGCCGCAGTTGAGATCCAACGCCTGCGAAAAGGCCGGAAGCTGGACGGCGAATCCATCGGCGTCTTGGTGGGTGAGTGCCAAGACCTGCATGACCGCTGCGTCAACGGCGAGCCGCAGGAGGAGTGGATCCCGGTGGCAGAGCAGCTGCCGCCAAGGGCGGGGCGCTACGTAGCACGGCCGGACAGAGCCATGTGGTACTACTGCGACTTCGACGGTGAATTCTTGGTGGAGAAGGGCGCGGCCCCAATTACCCACTGGATGCCCGACACTCCGCTCAGCATCGACATGCGGTTGCAGGCACTGCCAGATCGGCTGGCCCAAGAGGTGAGAAAAGAATTGGCATCAACTCGGTGGCGAGCTAAGGTTCAATCGAATATCATCGCCCGACTGAAGGCCGCACTGGAGAGGCGATGAGCGGGACACTAATCATAATGACGGGTGTGATCTACTTGTATGTGTCCTTTGAACAGGGGCTTCACGGAAACGTAGGCATGGCAATCACTTACGCTGCCTACGCCGCTGCCAATGTTGGACTCTGGATGATGGCTAGTAAATAACTCCGCACACACATAGCCCCTGGATGGGCACACGGTATGAAGATCGGCCCCCCGCCGAAGGCTAGCTGTGCAAGGCTAGCCGCTGCCATGGAATGGCGAAGAGGGGGCAACCCCGCGTAGACGCGCCGACAGGCAATCACGCGGTTCGATGTGTTTCTCTGCGGTAAAGGTGGTTCGTCTGACGACTCCGCGTCCACCGAGGCATGAGCCAATCGCAGCGCAGTGGCAGGGTTGAACTAAGGGAACTGCGTTATCAAAGGTCACACTTAGGGTAGAGGTCTGTGGCTCCAACCGTAAACAGGCTTTTGCTGACTCCTTGGAATTTTCCTTTCGGGATTTTCCAGGGAGTCGGTGCAGTTTTCCGTACCGAAACAGACAGGGGGTTATATGGATAAGCGTAGTCTGCCGAAGCGAAAGGGATTCTTGGTCCGGTGTAACAGTCTTGGGTCCGTGAATGGCAAGTCCCATCTGTGGACCGGAGAGGATACGGTGTGCCGCATGTGGGCTACGAGCCTTGTGCAAAGCCAGAAGACCTACAAAGTCACAGCGGAACCGATGACACAGTTGTGTTCCTTGTGCCATCCAGAGAGATACGACATGGAATTGTGGATCCGAGAGTCGGTTGCGCTGGCAGATGCACAGCCTTATACTCTGCGGAATGAATAAGGCTGAGCAAAAGGAATTGCTAGCGTGGGTTGAACTGCACCGCTGCTGTGCCGTGTGCTGGTGGCCTGAGTCTGACGGTCGCCGCAGCCTGGAGGTTCACCACATCATTGGTGGTGCCGGTCGCAAGCATGACATCCGCAATTACCTGCGCCTCTGCTCGCACTGCCATGGCGTGTACCACGGCGGCAAGATTTACAGTGGACGCCCTGACCTGGACAAGCGTATACTTCTAGGCGTTAAAGAAGAGTGCGACCCAGATAACTATGACCCAGCGTTTCTTGCATCTCTAAAGCACAAGAAGCACTTGGGCTACGACCCGGAACCGCTGCCGGATTACTACACCCGCGAACGCCAGCAGAACATCACCTCATGGACGGCAAGATCACCATGAACACAGGCACAATGATCCGCACTGCCAGCTACACGTTCCTCATTTACTGGGAGCCAGCCGGTGCCACCACCGATTTGAACATGGGCGGCAGGCTGGGCCGGTGGATCAGTCAGAACGAGAAGTCCATCGACAAGCTGAAGGTTGGCATGGATGCCATCAAGCTACTGACAGAACAGTTCCCGATGCTCACGCTGGTGGAATCCCGCCACTCCAACGGCCTTCTGGCGAGGTATCAAAAATGACCCAGTCCCGTGCCAAAGGTTGCCGTGGGGAGCTTGAGGCGTCCAAAGTTTGGGCGCATGTGATGGGCGGCAAGGCCCGCCGGGGCCAGCAATTTGCCGGGGGAACTGACTCCCCGGATGTGATCAGTGACTACCCGGGCATTCATCTTGAGGTGAAGCGAACTGAGCGGGGGAACCCATACGACTGGTTGGCGCAAGCCCGCCGGGATGCACGGGGGAAATGCCCTGTCGTCCTGCACCGGCGTAACAACCAGCCCTGGCTACTGATCATGGAGTTGTCCGATGCCCCGAAGTTCCTGCTGGAGGCGGGCGCTGGCCCGCAAACTGAAGAGGTGGGCAGAGGAACGCTTCCCCTGCACGTTCCCGCTCAGAGTGTGCGTCAGGTCGGCGGCACAGATGCCGGATCACCTGGGGTATTTCCTGCTGAGCGACGACGCCGACCGCGGGGTGATCGCTCTGCGGGACAGCCTGGATCGGGACGCACTGGTTGAGACTTTCTGCGAGGAGTGGGCGCATGCCCGCACCGCATTCCTGTTGGACGAGGAGGAGATTGATAACGATGACCCCTACCACCATCCCAGTTTCTGGGCCGAATACGGCCGACTCGTTAAGGCTTGCCGAGAGCGCACTTGGTGAGGCTCTGGCCGTATCCCCCGACGACCCCTACCTACCCATCTGCGTTGAGCTATGGCGGCTCCTGAGCAGGAAGCGGGGGTACTACGGGTGTGCGGAGGAAAGCCCGCTAGAGAACGCGCTAGGCGTTGCAGAGGACGGTATCGAACCGTGGGTCTACCAGCTGGCCAGGATCGGGGAGAAGTGCCGCCGCCTCCGGGGGATGATCGGCACAGATCGGACACTAGCTATTAGGGAAACGCTGGCCGACATCGCGGGCCACGCCATTGTGGCAATCGCAATCAATGACACTACGGGAGAGGCTCATGGTCAATCTGAAGGTAGTTAAGTTCCTGCTTGCCCACCAAGCGGCGCTGGTCAAGGTGGTAGAGATCGCCAAGGCTTGGCGCAAGGATCTCCCCTACGGGGAGCAGTGGGCGCTGGTCGATTCGATTGCCCGGGTGCTGATCCCGATCTTGGAGGCGCAGGCTGTTGGCCCCAAGGCGCTGACCACGCACCGCTTCCATGACGCGGAGTACGAAGAGCAGGACTACGAAGCCCTGGTCTTTGAGGCGGGTGCTGAGTGCGCCGCCCTGAGCGTGGACTGGAAGCTACTCATCGATGTGATCCTGCCCATCGTCATCTCAATCCTTAAAGCACTGGCTGCAGGCAAGGCAGAGTGAGCGGGTTCGTCCACCTCCCACCCTATCGGGTCAACCTAGATGCCCCTCGCGCCCTCCAGCATGGAGTGGACTGGGGTGTCTGCTCTTACGGGATCCCCTCTCTGTGGCAGAAGTCACAGGGCGAAGGCGTGACGGTGGCCGTCATCGACAGTGGCGTTGCCAAGCACCATGCCTTGGACGAGGCGGTGGTTGACTACCGCAACTTCACATCCGACTCGGACCCGCATGACACGCTTGGGCACGGTACGCATGTGAGCGGGATCATTGCTGCGCGCGGCGGGCTGGCTAAGGGCATCGCTCCCGCCTCCCGAATCCTCTCCCTCAAAGTCCTTGGACACAGCGGGATGGGAAGCAACGAGTGGGTGGCGCAGGCTGTGCGTCATGCCATCGAAGCCAAGGTGCAGATCATCTCCATGTCCTTGGGTTCCAGTCGCACGGACGATGGTGTTCATAGCGCACTGCGTGAAGCTCACGCTGCTGGCATTGTGGTGGTGTGCGCCGCAGGCAACGACGGTGGGTCTGTGAACTACCCCGCCGCCTACCAAGAGACGGTCGCTGTTGGCGCAGTCGATAGCCACGGCGCAGCGTGTGAGTTCTCCAGCCGTGGGAAAGAGATTGCCGTCGCCGCACCAGGGCAGGACATCACCAGCACATGGTTGTCCGATGGCTACGCCACGGTGAGCGGGACAAGCATGGCCGCGCCGTTCGTCTCCGGTGTACTGGCGCTGTACATCTCGGCGCAGCACAAGCTGGATCGCACGGTGAACCATGCCGATGTGATGAAGGCGCTGTCCACCACATGCAAGGACGTTGGCGAGCAAGGCCGGGACAACGTCTACGGCTGGGGGCTAGTCGATCCGCACAAGCTGATGACCTACTCCATGCAGGCAAACATTAATGGAGTGACGATCTTTATCCCGGGAGCCAAGATCCTATGACGACTGTACAGATTCTCGCCCTCGTTGCGGTGGCAGTTGCAGTGGTACTCACCTACCTCCCACTCAATGCAATCAAGCTGCCTGTCAGCAACAAGGGCAAGCCGTCGATCATGAAGCAGATCGAATCCATCGTCGCCGTGAAGGAGGCGAGCGAAGACGCCTCTGTCGTCAGCGCATGCAACGCCCTCCTCCAAGCACTGCTGAAGGTGAAGGCATGAAGAACATCCCAGTGATCGTCGCCATAGTTGTCGCCGCCCTGACGTTCATCCCCTCTCCCAAGAAAGCCGAAGGCCCAGTCGCTACTGCGATGGCCGGGGCCAGCCGATCAGACCGCTCGCACCTCAAGGGTATCTACCTGTCCCTTGCCGATGTGACCGAGAAGGACAACGGCAACCTCATCAGCACCGTGGGTATGTGGCGGCAGCTGCACATCAACACGCTGAAGCTGGCCGCTGCTGACATGCGCGGCAAGTACGCTGGCCTGGACGTTGCCGTTGAGAAGGTGATGGCCGACAAGTTCCCTCTGGATGATGCACCACTTAGCCCCTCGCTAGTGAACCAGATCGCAGCCGCATGCCGGGAGGTGGCGAAACAAAGTGAGTGAGAAGTCTTGCACAGTCTGCGGCATCACAAAGCCGCTGACTGAATACAGCCCGTGCCGCAATGGCTACCAGCCGTCTTGCAAAAGATGTCGCAATTACAAGTCGGCTGCCAAGAACATTTGCGTAAACGTGACAGAGCAAACGTGCAGAAATTGCAAGCAGCGAAAGTCGGCAAGCGATTTCAACAGAGCAAAGCACAAGAGCAGCGGCCTGCAAAGCGAGTGCAAGCTCTGCACAAATGCACGCAAGTCTGCCGTGCATTACGAAGTGTCTGTTGTGTCCCAGGTTTGTAGCGACTGCGGCGCGGAAAAGCCAGCATCGGAATTCCCTCGCGCAACCAAGCGAGCGTCCGGCATCCGAAAGGAATGCAAGGACTGCACAAGCATCCGCAACCGCGCTCACACCTATGCACTGACATTGGAAGAAGTGCGAGACATGTGCAGCGTAGAAGCCTGCGACATATGCGGAGCGGCTTTCTCTAACGCAAGTGAACGCAACATCGATCACTGCCACGCTACTGGTGTAGTGCGAGGCACACTCTGCAACCTGTGCAACCGGCTGCTCGGCAGTGCGAAGGACAATCCTGCTGTCTTGGAAATGGCAGCAAACTATCTGAGAGCTACTTCTCAGGAGGCATGCTGTGGCTGACGAAAAAGACAACGTGTTCCAGCCGCTAGCGGCGTACGATGCTGGGCTGCAGGGCTACATCGACAGTGCGCGTGAGCGTGGCCTGTTTGGTGAATCCCAGAGGCAGTCGGTTTATTATGAGCCGAACACAATGGGCAGCGGGGAAGGCCAGCGTGCCGCTCTGTGGGCGTACACGCAGAAGCTAGACCCCCTGTCTTTCACTGAGGTTCAGACGACTGGCGACTGCACTTCCCACTGCTCGCGCAACGCTATCGATACGACCAGGGCCACGCAAATCTGCATTGAGAACCGGCCGGAAAGTTTTGTCGTCCGAAGCGCAACGGAACCTACGTACGGTGCGCGTGGGCACGCGGGAGAAGGCATGTCCCCGGCCCGCGCGGCGATGTTCGTCAACGAAACTGGCTTCTTGTTGCGTAAGAAATACGACGCGGTTGATCTTGCGAAATACAACAGCAGCATCGGTACGCGGTGGGGCAGTGGCGGTGTGCCGGAAGAAGTGAAGTCCCTGTGCCGCAGCAATAAGGTCGGTGTCATCCGCCAGCTGACCCGGATGAGCGATGCGGTCGATGCCTTGTTCAACGGATACGCGATAGCATCGGGGCAGTTCGCCTCTTGGTCGCAGCACCCCAGCAAAGACCACATCCATCCGCGCACGGCAGGAGGCTGGTCGCACGCGATGGCCACGGTCGGCATGGACTTCACTCGCAAGTTCTGGCCGTTCGATGTGTTCTTCATCCAGAATTCCTGGGGTGCGTGGAACCAGCCTCCCAAAGAATGGCCAACCTACCTGCCACCGTGGGTGCCAGGGATGATCGTCACCAAGGCTGAAGACTGGGAGGTCTGCATCCGCGGCGGCGACTGCTACGCCTACGGCAATGTGGATGGCTTCCCCCCTCAGAAGCTGCCCGACTACGGCACCATCGGACTACTGCAAACATGATCAGTCTCATCTTCTCGCTGCTGTTCCCTGTGCCCACATTCCCTGAGCGGGTAGCAGTGGAGGCAGCGTACGTTGTCACCACCTACGTTGCACCCAAGTCCAAGTGCTGCGGGCTGTGCAAGAACGGCAAGATCACGCACGGCGATGGGCATGTGACCGACTGCGCGTGCCCGCCTGGGTGCGCATGTAAGACCAAGTCTGTGCTTGTCCCCTCTAAGGAATGCAAGACATGCTTGCCCAGCAAATAGCATTGCGGTGTGCGGAAGAGACTGGTGCTGCTCGCATGTCCAAGCACGGCGAGGAGGTGGCGCTGATCGCAATCGCCACTGCCAATCCCGACAAGCGCGCATGGAAGAAGCAGATCCGCAGTGAGTTCCGCGCCCGTCACCAGGAATGCGGATCGGTCCTGCTGCTGATCGTCCTCCCCATCATCATCAACCTCATCAGTGCATGGCTAGCCAAATGGATTTTCAGCGAACACCCAACAAGCCTAGAGCACCTGAGACTGGAAGCGAACTCAGCTTTGAAGTCTTAGCCCGATACAACGGGCACACCCACATGTACAGATACCCCGAAGCCGACGCCTTCAAAGCAACGCGGATGATCAAACTCCACGTTGAGGAAGGGCAGCTACACCCGTACGCGGGACTCATGTTAATCGCCATGGTGAGGGGAACAGATGTCGCCTGAGACAGAGTTGTGGATGCTGGGCATTTCGGTTGCCGCAGCGGTAGTCCCGTGGGCATTCAGCCTGCATGCCAAGGTTGCGGTAATAGCCAGTAGCGTGGAGTCATTGCCCCGCATGCTGGACGAACTGCGCCAGACCATAGAGGAACATGAGGTTCGTCTGAACGCGCATGACAAAACGATTGAAGCTCTCAGCCAAGCGTCAACGCCTAGTCGTTGAGTACATGCCGCTCGCGGCGATACTCGCAAAGTATTTCCTGCAGAACCGCCCCGGGTGGCAGCGGTCGGTGCTGGTCGAAGACCTGCAGAGCGAGGGGTATCTGGCGCTGGTCAAAGCTGCCCGAACCTATGACCCCAAGCGGTTGCCCTACCCCAAGGCATACTTCGCCAGGGCTGTACTCAACGCCATGTACAAGGCGATTAAGAAGCTAGCCCGCCAGCCAGGGGAGATTCGCATCACACTGGAGGAAGCAGCCGACCTGCTGCCAGAGTTCGATCACGTTGACCACATCCGGCTGGCCATCGCTGATCTCCCAGAGTGGGAGCAGGAGCTAGCTACCGACAGGTTCATCAACGGCAAGACACTCAGAGCGTTGGCTGAGTCGCATGAGATTTCTCTGCGCGCTGCATCTCGTCGCGCCACTGCGCTTGCGAAAGTCTTGGCGGAATCTTTGGGTATCCAGCTGACGCTGCCCGATGCAGAGCAACTGTGTCTGACAGGCCGTAGTACCCCCTGACCCCCTTCTTGTTGGCGGGCTTGCGCAGTTCCTTCTTGCACAGGTGCATACAGATGTCTGTGAAGGACCGGCCTGCCTTGCG